GCTTTTGTGCCAGAATGAGAGGTATGAAGAAAAAACTAACCTCTGCAAAAACTGCGAACGATCCTGATTCCAGAATCAATAAATCATTAAGAGCTTGGAATTGTTGACATAAAGAGGTTTTATTATGTCTGATGTTTATCTTGGTAATCCTCTTTTAAAAAAAGCAAATACTCCTATTGAATTTACTCAAGAACAAATTCTTGAATTCGTAAAGTGTAAAGATGATCCAGTTTACTTTGCAAATAATTATGTAAAAATTGTTACTCTTGATCATGGTCTTCAAATCTTTAAACCATATCATTTTCAAGAAAAGTTAATCAATAATTTCCATAATCACAGATTTAATATCTGTAAGATGCCACGACAGACTGGTAAGTCCACAACTGTGGTTTCTTTTTTGTTACACTATGCAGTTTTTAATGATAATGTTAATATTGGTATTCTTGCAAATAAAGCAGCAACTGCAAGAGAACTTTTAGATAGATTACAAACTGCATATGAAAATCTTCCAAAATGGATGCAACAAGGTATCATCGCGTGGAATAAAGGTTCTTTGGAGTTAGAAAATGGCAGTAAGATATTAGCAGCTTCTACATCTGCAAGTGCTGTTCGAGGTATGTCTTTTAACATCCTCTTTCTTGACGAATTCGCTTTCGTTCCAAACCATATTGCAGACTCATTCTTTGCATCTGTTTATCCTACTATTACTTCTGGTAAACAAACAAAAGTCATCATAGTCTCTACACCACACGGTATGAATCATTTTTATCGTATGTGGCATGATGCCGAAAAAGGTAAAAATGAATATGTCTTCACTGATGTTCACTGGAGTGAAGTTCCTGGTAGAGATGATGAGTGGAAAAAGCAAACAATTGCTAATACTTCGGAACAACAATTTAAAGTTGAATTTGAGTGCGAATTTTTAGGATCAGTTGATACTCTCATCGCACCATCTAAGTTGAGATCCCTCGTCTATGACCACCCTAAGATCCGTAACGCGGGTTTAGATGTTTATGAGGACCCTGTAGAGAATCATGATTACTTAATCACTGTAGACGTTGCTAGAGGTGTAGGAAATGATTATTCAGCATTCACTGTAATAGATATCACTCAGTTTCCCCATAAAGTTGTTGCTAAGTATAGAAATAATGAAATTAAACCAATGCTATTTCCAAGCATTATAGAAGAGATTGGTAAAAGTTATAATGAAGCATATATTCTTTGCGAAGTAAATGATGTTGGAGATCAAGTAGCCAGTATTCTGCAATATGATTTGGAGTACAAAAATTTACTTATGTGCTCGATGAGAGGTAGAGCAGGTCAAATTGTTGGGCAAGGATTTTCGGGAAAGAAAACTCAGTTGGGTGTGAAGATGTCCAAAACTGTAAAAAAAGTTGGATGCCTAAATCTCAAAACAATGATAGAGGAAAATAAGTTATATTTAAATGATTATGAAATCATATCTGAACTTACGACATTCATTCAAAAACACAATTCTTTTGAGGCAGAAGAGGGTTGTAATGACGACTTGGCAATGTGTCTTGTAATTTATGCATGGTTAGTTGCTCAAGACTACTTCAAAGAACTTACGGATCAAGATGTTAGAAAACGTTTATATGAAGAACAAAAAAATCAAATTGAACAGGATATGGCACCATTTGGATTTGTATCTGATGGGTTAGATGAATCTAGTTTTGTGGATTCTGATGGTGATAGGTGGTATGCTGATGAATATGGTGATAGAGCGTACATGTGGGAGTACATGTCCTAATGGAACTTGATAATCAAATAAAATTTGGTCACTTACTTTTATTTGACAGAGAATGTAGAGTTTGTGGTGAGGTAAAAAATTTAATAGATGGTTTTTATCAAACTAGAAAAGATAGGGGACCAGTAGCATCTTCGTATTCTTATGAATGTAAAGAATGCACCGTAAAGAGAATTTCAAATTCCAGAAAGGATAAAAAAATAAAGACTACATGGGAGTATCCAGATTGGTAATGTTCACCACAAATTTCCCCCGTGTAAAGTAGTTTTTTAATAAATATTTTTTAGATAAACTGAGATTTACGGAGAAAAAAATGGCGACTCCTCAATTATCTCCTGGTGTACTAGTCAGGGAAGTTGATTTAACAGTAGGGAGAGCTGATAACGTTTTAGATAATATTGGTGCCATTGCTGGACCCTTTCCTATTGGACCTGTAGATTTTGCAATTGATATTACGACAGAGCAAGATCTTATCAATGTCTTTGGAAAACCACTTTCAACTGATGCTCAGTATGAGTATTGGATGAGTGCTTCATCCTTTCTTTCATATGGTGGTGTATTGAAAGTAGTTAGAACTGGTGGTGCGACACTTAATAACGCTAATGCTGGAGTGGGTGCTGCGTATACAACATCATTAAGAATTGACAACTACGACGACTATACTAACAATCATACCGAAGCAACAGACTACACATATGCTGCTAAGAACCCAGGAACTTGGGCAAATAATCTCAAAGTTTGCTTTATTGACGATTTAGCCGATCAAATTATTGGTATTAATACTACCGACTTATCAAACTTTGGTCCAGCTATTGGACTTGGCGTAACAGCTGCTCTCAACGCAGTAACAATCCCAGTAGCAGGAAGCACTCAGTCATTTACCGGATACCTAAAAGGAATCATTACTGGAGTCACAACAGATTCAACTAACGGTAATAGTAAAATTGATGTAAAAATTGTTTCTAGAGTTTCTAGCGCAGGAACTGAAACTGCAATCAACTATGCAGAAAGTTCTTCCTTTGCTTCTTTTAAAACTTCCGACACCTTAAAGTTTATCAACAGTGCTGGAATTGCAACAGGTTTAGCTGGAAATACTGGGACAACTCCAACATCAATAGCTGATTGGTACGAAGATCAAACACTTGGTCTTTCAAATTCGACAGTTTATTGGAGAGAAATTGCTCCAAAACCAATTTCAAACATATATTCTACAGAAAGAAACGGCAAAAATGATGCCCTTCACATCGCAGTTATTGATGATAATGGTAGCATCACTGGTATTAGAGGTAATATTCTTGAGAAGCATATAAATCTATCTAAGGCACTTGATTCAATATCAAACGTTAATGCTCCTCAAAGAATATGGTATGAAGGATATCTAGCAGATTTTTCTGCTAACATTTATGCAGGTGGTAATCCATCTAGCGCAGGAGATTCCTATCACGGCACATCTCCAAGAGCAACAGGATTCTCAACTGGATTTACTCCAATTACAGTAAGTGATGGACTATGGGGACAAAATGCTCAGGGAGTAACATTTGCTGCAATTGGTAATAAAACTTATAGTCTAACTGGTGGTGTTGATTATTCTGCTTCTGGTGGAATGAAACCTGCACTTGGAGATCTAATCACATCGTATGGATTATTCTCAAATAAAGATGAAGTTCAAGTTGATTACCTAATTATGGGACCTGGATTTGACTCTCAGTTTGATTCACAAGCAAAAGCAAATTTCCTGATTTCAATTGCGGAATCTAGAAAAGATTGTGTTGCCACCGTTGGACCTCACAGAGCTAATTTAATTGGTCTAACCAATACTACAACGCAAACAACTAATTTGATTAACTACTTTAGTTCATTACAATCATCTTCTTATGCAATATTTGATAGTGGATATAAGTACACTTATGATCGTTTTAATAACAAGTTTCGTTTTATTCCAACAAACGCCGATATTGCAGGATTGATGACTAGAACAAATATTGTTGCATATCCATGGTTCTCTCCAGCAGGACAACAGCGTGGAATCATTAATAATGCTATCAGACTTGCATATAACCCCAATAAAGCACAGAGAGATAAACTATATCCATCTAGAATTAATCCAGTTGTAACTCAACCTGGAATTGGTACTCTTTTGTTTGGAGATAAAACTGCCCTTGGTTATGCATCTGCGTTCGATAGAATCAATGTTCGTCGTTTGTTCCTAACAATTGAACAGGCTCTCCAAAAGGCAGCAGAAGCTCAACTGTTCGAATTGAACGATGAACTGACAAGAGCAAACTTTAAAAATATCGTGGAACCCTATCTGCGTGATGTTCAGGCTAAGAGGGGTCTTTATGGATTCCTCGTTGTTTGCGATACCACAAACAACACTCCTGATGTTATTGATAACAATGAATTCAGGGCAGATATCTTCCTGAAGCCTGCGAAGTCTATTAACTACGTAACTCTGACATTTGTTGCTACTCGCACAGGCGTAAGTTTTGAAGAAGTAGTCGGTAGAGTTTAATTTATTATAATAAATAACAAAAGGAGGATAGCAAATCATGGCAACAACAAGAGAAAACAAAACAATCTCTCAGTTTAAGGCAGCAATGTCTGGAGGCGGTGCTCGCCCTAATTTATTTGAAGTTGAATTAACCACTCTACCAGACGGAATCACTGGATGGGACGCTGACAACTTTAGATTTATGTGCAAAGCGGCTGCACTTCCAGCACAAAATGTAGCATCAATTGATGTTCCATTTAGAGGCAGAATTTTTAAAGTTGCTGGAGACAGAACAATTGATACTTGGACAGTTACGGTCATCAATGATGAAGGATTTCTTCTAAGAAATGCATTTGAAGCGTGGTCAGAGTTGATTGCAAAACTTGATACTAACCTTGGAGCAACTGATCCAAGTGCTTATATGAAAAATGCAAAGGTTTATCAATTAGGTAGAGGTGCTACTACTAGTAGTCAAAACAGTCAAGGGACAGCGAACGCAGTTCTGAAGGAATATGAATTCATTGATATTTTCCCAACAAATGTATCTCAAATTGATGTATCATATGATTCTTCAGACACAATTGAAGAATTTACAGTAGAATTCCAGGTACAATCTTTCTCAGTATCTGGAGCTGGTGGTCCAAACGGTTAATAAATAGGTTAAAGATAAACTTAAAATAAATTATGGCAAAATTATTTGGATTTTCTATTGAGGACAATGATTCATTGTCTCCTAGTGCAGTTTCCCCCGTTCCTCCCAACAAGGAGGACGGGGTTGACCATTATTTGAGCAGTGGATTTTTTGGATCCTATGTAGATATTGAAGGTGTTTATAGAACAGAATTTGATCTTATCAAAAGATATCGTGAAA